AACGTGCCGAGGTTTACGGCTGTGCTGCCGACCGACAGCAGGCATCCATCGTTTTCAACGTTGCCGCCGATATGGTAAGAATGTGTCCGGCTCTTGCTAAGAGGGTCAAAATCCTCGATTCGCAGAAAAGGCTCATCTACTTACCCACAGGCAGTATCTATCAGGTACTTTCCGCAGACGTTGGCAACAAGCACGGCTTCAATACCCACGGTGTTGTTTTCGATGAGTTGCACACGCAGCCGAACAGAAAACTGTTTGATGTTATGACCAAGGGTTCCGGCGATGCCCGTATGCAGCCTCTGTACTTCCTTATAACCACGGCGGGAAATGATACCAAGTCCATATGCTATGAAATCCACCAGAAAGCAAAGGATATCATTGAAGGCAGAAAAATCGACCACACCTTTTATCCCGTTATCTACGGTGCAGATGAAGGTGACGATTGGACGGACCCCGCCACCTGGAAGAAAGCAAACCCATCTCTCGGTATCACAGTAGGCATCGACAAGGTCAAGGATGCCTGTGAGTCCGCAAAGCAGAACCCCGGTGAGGAGAATGCCTTCCGACAGCTACGTTTGAACCAGTGGGTCAAGCAGGCTGTGCGTTGGATGCCGATGGAGCGCTGGGATAAATGTGCCTTTGCTACTTCGGAGGATGATTTGGAAGGCCGTGTCTGCTACGGCGGTCTTGACCTTTCGTCCACTACGGATATTACGGCATTCGTACTGGTGTTCCCACCGGAATATGAGGATGACAAGTACATCATTCTGCCGTACTTCTGGATACCGGAAGATAACCTGGACCTGCGTGTGCGCCGCGACCATGTTCCATATGATGTGTGGGAGCGCCAAGGTTACCTACAGACCACCGAGGGCAATGTGGTTCACTATGGCTATATCGAAAAATTCATCGAGAGCCTGGGTGAGCGTTTCAATATCCGTGAGATCGCCTTTGACCGTTGGGGCGCTGTGCAGATGGTGCAGAACCTTGAGGGTATGGGCTTCACGGTAGTTCCTTTCGGACAGGGCTTTAAGGATATGTCCCCGCCCACGAAAGAACTGATGAAGTTGGTGTTGGAGGAGAAAATTGCTCACGGCGGGCATCCCGTTCTCCGTTGGATGATGGATAACATCTTCATCCGTACTGACCCGGCCGGAAACATCAAGCCGGACAAAGAAAAATCCACAGAGAAAATCGACGGTGCGGTTGCCACCATTATGGCGCTCGACCGTGCGATCCGCTGTGGTAACGATACCACTGCTTCGGTTTACGATGACCGGGGCATTTTATTTATCTGATTGCAGCCGTGTATAACCCCACACGGTTTGCAATCGTGTTTGACGTACCACAGTCATACATGATTGCTGATTTCCCTCTGTTTGCAGTACAAATAAAATTTTCATTCGCTTAAATACATACTGCACTTTCTTTGCTATAATGAAGTCAAAGAAAACCGAGGAGGATTCAATATGGCAGAGATTACACTTCAAAACATCCATGATTGTTATGCTTACGGCAAGTGCGTGGCTGAAGGAGAAATCGAAATCGGCACCGCTGCAATGAACATCGCACGAACAGGAATGGATAAAGGGTCAGCGCAGATTTATTTACGATGTGTCCGTTCCATGATTCGCGGCGAACGATATACGGGTACGGTAAAAGAGATTGCTGTGTCCCATTTCTTAACTGCAATCATGTCGGACTACGGCTTTGATGGTCTCCGCAAAGCATTAGAAGCGTTGCGGCTGCATCTGGAATATCAGAAATCGTATCAAAGTCTTGCCGGACTCAAGCAGATCTATGACGAGTTCATGGATGTACTGCCATAACATTTTTTCATAGCCAAGCATCTATCGGAAACGGTAGGTGCTTTTCTTATGCTCATTTTCAAGGAAGGAGTGTGATTTTCATGAGTATATTCAGCGGCCTATTTCGTTCCAGAGATAAGCCCACCAATGCAACATCCGGTAGTTCCTACCGCTTTTTCATGGGCGGCAGCACCTCCGGCAAAAATGTGACGGAACGCTCTGCGATGCAGATGACCGCAGTTTACTCCTGCGTGAGGATTCTTGCGGAGGCCGTGGCGGGACTGCCTTTGCACCTTTACCGCTACACCGATAAGGGTGGAAAGGAGAAAGCCATCGACAATCCTTTGTATTTTCTCCTGCACGATGAGCCGAACCCGGAAATGACCTCATTCGTTTTCCGCGAGACCTTGATGACCCACCTTCTTCTGTGGGGCAATGCCTATGCACAAATCATCCGCAACGGCAAAAACGAGGTCATCGCACTGTATCCGCTGATGCCCAACCGGATGACGGTGGACAGAGATGAACATGGTCAACTTTATTACCAGTACAACACCAGCAAGGATGATGCCCCAACTATGAAAGGCAGCATCGTCAATCTGAAACCTACGGATGTGCTTCACGTTCCCGGTCTCGGCTTTGACGGTCTTGTGGGCTACAGTCCCATTGCGATGGCAAAGAACGCGATCGGCATGGCGATTGCCTGTGAGGAGTACGGTGCCAAGTTCTTTGCCAACGGTGCGACCCCCGGCGGTATCCTGGAACATCCCGGCACCGTCAAAGACCCTTCGCGTGTAAGGGAAAGCTGGAACTCTGCCTTTGGCGGCAGTTCCAATGCCAACAAGGTGGCAGTTTTGGAGGAAGGCATGAAGTACACACCAATCTCCATCTCACCGGAACAGGCGCAGTTCCTGGAAACACGCAAATTCCAAATCAATGAAATTGCTCGAATTTTCCGAGTCCCGCCCCACATGGTCGGTGATCTGGAAAAGTCGAGCTTTTCTAATATTGAGCAGCAGTCCCTTGAGTTTGTGAAATACACCCTTGAGCCGTGGCTGGTGCGTTGGGAACAGGCTATGGTCCGTTCTCTCATAAGTCCGACCGATAAGAGCCGCTACTTTATCAAGTTCAATGTGGACGGTCTGCTCCGTGGTGATTACCAGAGCCGTATGAACGGTTATGCCACTGCAAGACAGAACGGTTGGATGAGCGCAAACGATATCCGTGAACTTGAAAATCTCGACCTTATTCCTCCCGAAGCTGGCGGTGACCTTTACCTTATCAACGGCAATATGACCAAGCTGGAGGATGCAGGATTATTCGCGGCAACTGCCGCTGACGGAAAGGAGGACAATTCCAATGAAGAAGTTTTGGAACTGGAAGAACCAGTCGAGCCCGGAGACACCGGAGAGGACGCTGTTTCTCAACGGCACAATCGCAGAGGAAAGCTGGTTTGACGATGATGTGACCCCTCAGCTTTTCAAGGATGAACTGAACGCAGGCACAGGTGATATCACAGTCTGGATTAACAGTCCCGGCGGTGACTGCGTGGCTGCGGCTCAAATCTACAATATGCTGATGGATTACAAGGGCAACGTCACCGTGAAAATCGATGGCATTGCTGCAAGTGCTGCCTCTGTCATTGCAATGGCAGGCACAAAGGTTTTGATGTCCCCGGTATCCATGATGATGATCCACAACCCCATGACGGTAGCCTTTGGCAATACTGCGGAAATGCAGAAAGCCATCGATATGCTGTCCGAGGTCAAGGAATCCATCATCAATGCCTATGAAATCAAGACCGGAATGTCCCGCACGAAGCTGGCACATCTGATGGACGCAGAAACCTGGATGGATGCGAACAAGGCTGTGGAACTCGGCTTTGCAGACGAGATCACCAAACGCCCCGGAGTCAGTGAGGACATTGAAATCCCGCAGGTGTCGATGATGTTTTCCAAGGCAGCGGTGACCAATTCCCTTATGGATAAGATTGCTGCCAAATGTACCATCACACCCAAACCCGCTGTGCAGGAACGCACAGGCCGTTCTGTTGATGACCTCAGAGCGGATTTGCAGAAAATCAAAAACTACATTTAATTTTGGAGGTATTCATTATGACTATTATCGAAATGCGTAATAAGCGCACCAAACTTCTGGCTACTATGGACGGTTTCCTGGAAACCCACCGTACCGACAAGGGCGTTCTCTCCGCAGAGGATGACGCCACCTACAACAGCATGGAGCAGGAACTGGCTGCCCTCACCAACGAAATCAAGCGTATGGAGCGCCGTGAGGAAATCGAGGCAGAACTCTCCAAGCCCGTCAACACTCCTATCACCGGCAAGCCTATGGCATCCGGTGCTGCTACTGCTCCTGTCAACGGCCGCACTCGCGCCACTGACGAGTACAAGCAGAACTTCTGGAATGTGATGCGTAACAAGACTCCTATGCCTCACGTGGTAAACGCACTCCAGGTCGGTGACGATGCCGAGGGCGGCTACCTTGTTCCCGATGAGTACGAGCGTACTTTGGTACAGGCACTTGAGGAGGAGAACATCTTCCGTAAGTTGGCCCACACCATCAATACCGACAGCGGTGAGCGTAAGATCCCCGTTGTGGCATCCAAGGGTACTGCCAACTGGATTGACGAGGAAGGTCCCTACGAGGACAGCGATGACAACTTCTCTCAGATCACCATTGGCGCTCACAAGCTGGGTACTACCATCAAGGTTTCTGAGGAGCTGCTCCGTGACAGCGTGTTCGACCTGGACAGCTACATTGCGGCAGAGTTCGCCCGCCGTATCGGTGCCCGCGAGGAAGAGTCCTTCTTCAATGGTGACGGCAACGGTAAGCCCCTGGGCATCCTTGCTGCCAAC